ACGGCCAATGTAATCGAATTCTTGGAAGATTCGCTGAAGCAGATTGAAGATGCTCGGTACGAGGTGGTGGACAAGACTGATATGTCGTTGCAACAATTAATCGACAACATCATTGAAATTTACCTCCGCACCCTTTACAAATTAAAATTTTTGGCATAAGGAAATATGATGGAACTTCTTAACCCATTGAGCAAAGCGGATTTCCCCGCTTATACAGCAACTGCTGGTGCAAGCGCGGGCAATACAACCGCATGGAATTTTGGCCCACAAGGTGTGCTGGTGTGGTGCGATGTGCCTTGCTACGTTGAAGTGGGTGTTGGTGCTGTTGCTACCAGCGCCAGCACACCAATCCCAGCTTATACGCCTATTCCGTTTGTTCTGACACTCAGCTCAACCGGCGCGCCTTGGCGTGTCAGTGTGCTGCGAATTGGCGGCAGCGACGGCACTGCGTACTGCAAACCGATCAATAAGCAATGAGCTTTGGTGTCGCCCTTCGCAATTCGGTGGCTATTGGCCTAGCCGGTATTGCCACGCTGTTTTCCGGCACACGCGATAGCGGCGCTTCGGTGGGTAATTTGCTCACTGAGTCTGGCGACAACCTCGTCCAAGAGGACGGTGGACAAATTCTTTTGGAGTGACCTAAATGGCCGTCGTATACCTTTCTCCAGTGGGCGGTGTAGCGGCCCAATTTTTTGACAATAATGGCATACCTTTGTCTGGTGGTAAGTTATACACATATCAAGCTGGTACAACTACTCCCCAAACTACATATACCACCATTGCGGGTAATGTGGCCCGAACAAACCCCGTTGTAATGGATGCTGCTGGCCGCGTGCCCACCGGCGGTGAAATCTGGATTACGTCAGCAGCGTATAAATTTGTTTTAAAAGACACAAATGATGTTTTGATTGCAACTTACGACAATATTTATGGTATTGGCGCGGCGGCCTATCAAATACAAAACTTTACAGGTACAGGGTCACAAACTGTATTTACATTAAGCGCAGCGTCATTTGGTGAAAACTACACATTTGTTTATATTAATGGTGTGTATCAGCAAAAAAATAGTTACGATGTATCTGGCACAAGTTTGACATTTTCACAAGCGCCACCTCTCACTTCACTTATTGAAGTAATGTTTAACTGATTGGATAAATCATGGCTGACAAAAAAATCTCCGCCTTACCAGCATCAACTACACCGCTTGCTGGCACTGAGGTATTGCCAATTGTTCAAAGCGGCGCAACCACACAAGTTTCTGTTGCAAACCTAACTGCTGGACGAGCACTTAGTGCAACAAGTATTCAATTTGGCTCTGGCACTGCTTTGTCTTCTTATGAAACAGGTACTTGGACTCCAGCGTTGTTGTTTGATAGCGGACAGGTTGGTTCATTTACCTATACAACTCAAACAGGCACTTACACAAAAGTTGGTAGGCTTGTAACTGCTAGGTTTAATTTGGCTTGGAGTGCAAGGCCAAGTGCTGGTGTTATTATGGTGATAGCTTTACCGTTTACGGCTGTCAACGCAGGAAATGTGCAGGGTTTTATTTCTGCTCAAGGTGGGATTACCAATATTGGGTATTCTGCAATTATTGGTGGAGATGGGCTTGTTATTACATCGTATGTTTCAACTGAATGTGCTATTGCTACAGTTAAAAGTGGCGCAGCATATACTGACCCACTTGGGCAAACTGCATTAACTTCTGCAAGCGGTAGTTTAGCTGGTGAAATTATTTATGAGGTGTCCTAATGGCTTTGACAAAAGTAACCAACTCAATGATACTTGGCGCAGTAGCCAATGTATTGGATTATGGTGCTGACCCTACTGGCTCAAGCGATTCGACTATAGCTATTCAATCAGCGATAGCTACAGGAAATTCTGTTTATATTCCTGCGGGGAGTTACAAAACAACTGCTGCACTTACGCCTGTTGCTAATCAAGTTATTTTTGGTGCGGGACAAAATCTTACTTTTATTAAGCCATCTTTAGCCGCGCAAAATGGGTTTACTGTTCTTAGCAAATCATTTGTTGATTTGCGAGACATGACTGTTCAAAACACAGCCGCCACACCTACCGGAGACGGAATTTATATCCAAGGTGGCGGCAATTGTTTTGTTACAGAAGTCGTGGTAAGTTCTTTTTATAGAGGTTTTACTCTTAAAAGTACTGGCTCTTTACAAATCAATCGTTGCTATTCAACAAACAACAGAAGTCATGGCTTTTTGTTAAATACAGATGGAACAATACCTACTGTTGGTGTATGGATTAGAGATTGCTATTCAACTGCAAACACAGGTAATGGTATTGCTGTGGTTGGCTTGGTAACAGGTATTTATTTAGATACTTTAGAGCTATCTATAAACACAGCTAACGGAATTGAATTTATTGTTGATGGTTCTGGCGCACCATCTGATTTTCTTTGCACAAAAGTTGTGTGTGATACAAATAGTCAATCTGGTTTTCTCATCAACTCTGGCGTAAGTCAGTGCTATTTTAATAATTGCTGGTCGTCTAACCGAGGATCGGGTTATAACTTCTATTCTCTTGGCACAGAAATCCAAGTTGTTGGTGGTTTCTTTTACAACTGCAATGGTAACGGCATTGATCTTTTAGGCGCATACAATTCTGTCATAGGCGCTAGTATTCACAACGCAGGAATTAACACCGCAAATACTTATGATGGTATTTATGCAAACGCTGCGTTTCCAATTATTACAGGATGTTCAATTTATTCAGGCAATTCTGGTGCGTCAGACAAAACCAGATACGCCATTAACTTAGGTTCTTCTGTAACCAATGGCACTATTACTGGAAACAATGTTGTCGGAGTGTTTAACGCTACTAAGATAAATGTTGGCACAACAGACGGGTTAACACTTCAAAACATTGCAAACAATGTTGGGTATTCTTCACCTGTTTACAGTGGGACAACGCCTTGGATAAGCGGTGCAGGTTCACCCGAAGGTGTAATTACAGCAGTTGTCGGCGCTTTATATTCTCGTACTGATGGCAGTACAAGTACAACTCTTTATGTTAAAACATCTGGCACTGGCAACACAGGCTGGACTGCTAAATAACCGTACCAGTTCGGACAACTGGAAACCTTAATTTGTAGCGGGATAGCTACTCTGGAAACAAGGAAATATCATGGCTCTCGAAAAAGTTACCTCTGTCGATCTAATTGAAATTGTTGAAAACGGCTGCATTCAAGTTCGTACCAAAACCGCTATCAAAGAAGATGGCGTGGAAATCAGTAGCAAGTTTCACCGCCACGTTGTTGTACCTGGTGCTGACGTAAGCGCTGAAGATGCCAAAGTGCAGGCAATTTGCGCTACAGTACACACCGCTGAAGTGATTGCTGCTTACCAAGCTGAGCAAGCTGCACAACAAGTCCAAATTCCAGCATAATGCTGAAAACACCGTATCGGCCAGGTTGACCGAGGAATCTTAGGATTCAATGAAAATGACTGAAGAAGTCCAAGCCCTAGCGGAAGTAGACTCCGCGCCAACCACGGATGTGACGGCCACACCTGAAGTTGCTGATAGTACGCCGGAAGTAGCTGAGCAACAGCCTGCCAAGACCTTCTCGCAAGAGGAACTTGACGCTGCCATCGGCAAACGCCTTGCAAGAGAACAACGTAAGTGGGAACGAGAACAAGCCCAGCGCCAGTCTGAACAACAGACGCTGAGAGCCGCGCCAGTAGCCACCGCTGACCAGTTCGAGTCAACTGAAGCCTATGCAGAAGCATTGGCCCTTCAGAAAGCCGAAGAATTGATCGCTAAGCGTGAAGCTGCTAAGCAGCAGTCGGCTGTTCTTGAGAGCTACCACGATCTTGAGGAAGAAGCTCGGAGCAAGTATGACGACTTTGAACAAGTCGCCTACAACCCCAAACTTCCAGTCACGAGCGTGATGGCTGAAACGATCCAGTCTTCGGAGATTGGGCCTGAGTTAGCGTACTATCTCGGCTCTAACCCTAAAGAAGCGGAACGTATCTCACGTATGTCGCCACTCGGTCAGGCGAAGGAAATTGGGAAAATTGAAGCCAAATTGGTTTCAGCGCCCCCAGTCAAGAAAACAACATCTGCACCAGCGCCAATTTCGCCGGTGACTGCGCGTTCCTCTGGAGCGCCTGCTTTTGACACTACTGATCCACGGTCTACCAAGACCATGACGGATTCGCAGTGGATTGAAGCTGAACGCCGTCGCCAGCAAAAGAAGTGGGAAGCGCAGAACCGCTAAATCTTTTTAAAGGACTTTTGAAATGTCTAATAGTATCCTAACGATTGACATGATCACCCGCAAATCGCTGGAGATCTTGGAGAACAACCTCGTTCTCACCCGTAACGTGAACCGTCAGTACGACGACAGCTTCGCTGTTGAAGGTGCCAAGATTGGTTCGACCCTGCGTATCCGCCTGCCTGACCGCGCTCTGGTAACTGACGGTGCCGCCCTGCAAGTTCAGGACGACAACGAGCAGTACACCACTTTGACCGTTGCCAGCCAAAAGCACATCGGCGTCAACTTCACATCTGCTGAATTGACCATGCAATTGGATGACTTCGCTGAGCGTGTTCTGAAGCCTCGTATCAGCCAATTGGCCTCCAGCATTGATGCTGATGTCGCCAATGCTTATCGCAGCATCGGTAACAGCGTCGGCACCCCTGGCACGACTCCTTCGACTTCTTTGGTGCTGTTGCAAGCCCAGCAGAAGCTGAACGAGAACGCTGCTGTGATGTCCCCACGTTACGCCACCGTCAACCCTGCCGCTAACGCTGGTCTGGTTGAAGGCATGAAAGGGCTGTTCAATCCCACCGACACCATCAGCAAGCAGTTCAAGAACGGCATGATGGGCACTGGCGTGTTGGGCTTTGACGAGATCAATATGTCTCAGTCGATCAAGCAGTTCACCACTGGTTCTCGCGGCGCTACCGGCGGCACGACTTCCGCTGCTGTGACCTCTGAAGGCACAACCACCATCGCTATCACTGGCGCTGGTGCTAACGCAACCGTGAACATCGGTGACGTGTTCACCGTTGGTGGCTGCTACGCTGTGAACCCACAGACCCGTGAATCCACCGGTTCGTTGTTCCAGTTTGTTGCAGTTGCTGCTACAACTTTGGACGGCTCTGGTGCTGGTAGCATCACTGTGGCTCCGATCTACTCTGCTGCCAATGCCTTGGCAACCGTGTTGACTTTGCCCGCAACCAGCCAAGCAGTCGTGTTCTACGGTGCTGCTTCGACCCAGTACGCACAGAACCTGGTTTACCACAAGGACGCAATCACGTTTGCCACGGCTGACCTCTTGCTGCCCCAAGGTGTCGACATGGCTGCTCGTGCAGTTCACAACGGTATCAGCTTGCGTGTTGTGCGTCAGTACGACATCAACAATGACCGTATGCCTTGCCGTATCGACGTTCTGTACGGCTACAGCACGATCCGTCCTCAAATGGGCGTTCGTCTCTGGGGCTAATTGAATGGGGCTTCGGCCCCGTTCTCTGTTTTTCAACATTGAAAGGAAATTATCATGGCTCTCCCTAATGGCGCAGGCGGTTATCAAATCGGTGACGGCAACCTGAATGAAGTTGAAATTTATGACTTCCAAACCCCCGTTTCTTACGCTGCCGCGGCTTCCCCGCTGCTCGTAAGCGATGTGACCAATGGCACGATCTTGTACACAGGTTCTTCTGCTAACTTGCAGTTGCCCACCGTGGCTAACTTGGAAGCTGTTGTTACTGTCCAGAAATCGAACTACGCTTTCCAATTCAGCGTAATCGCTACTGGTGCTGGCACGGCAACTTTGACCACTAACACTGGCTGGACTCTCGTTGGTTCTGCTGCTGTTGCCAACGGTACTTCGGGTCGCTTTGCAGCCCGTAAGACCGACAATGGCGCTTGGTCTTTGTATCGCCTGTCTTAATTAAATGGGGGCTTCGGCCCCCGTTTTTAAAGGAAACATCATGTCGAATACTCAAGCAACTGGTGTCGCTTACGCTGATCCCGAATTCACAACTTGCTATGCAAGCCAAGAAATCGGTT